CAGGTAGGTGTCAAGCGATCCACTGGTGATCGTGGCTGTGTAGTCGTAGTTTGCAGCAAGTTTTGCATTTGTTACAGATGCGTCTGCAAGCTTTGTCGAAGTCACAGAGCCGTCAGCCAGCTTTGCTGTTGTTACAGATGCGTCAGCTGCAGTTGGCTGATACCACGACCCCCACGCACCACCACTATAAGCTCGGAAATAGATTTTCCCCGGAGTTGTCAAATCAACATACCGTTGTAGCACAAATTGACCTGCACTTCCCCAGCGATGCACTGATAAAAAACCAGAGGCTGTGGGGGCGTTTGTTACTGTTCCTGCAATAATATACCCTGACGATGAAGTTAAATAATCGTCAAGCGAACCTGTAGTTATCGTAGATGTGTAGTCATAATTCACAGCAAGCTTTGCGTTTGTTATCGCCAAATCTGCAATCTTCGCTGTTGTTACGTTCAAGTCAGTTATCTGTGACGTAGTGACTGCGACTCTTTGCCACGCCCCGCTTTGTGCGCCGTCAGAAAGACGGGAAAACTTAATACTAGGAAAGTTCCAGTCGGTAATTTCTTGAATCTGAAAACGCCCACCTGACGTATAACTGTCAGTAACTGTTAATGTGCAGTTATGACCTGCAAGCTCGGATGGGATGTTAGCGTGTGTGCTTGCTGCTAATAATCCATAGCTGCCTATAGTGTGTAGTGAATTTAGGTCTACTCCCGACTCGACCACTCCGCGAAACATGAATACACCCGACGCACTTGGATATGTCGCAATTAATACGGACGTTGTTGAGTTTGTACGACGATATTCGTATGCAGCAACATCGTCAGAACCCTGCACTTTAAACGCTTGTCCGTCTGCTACGGCTGCACGTCCTGCGGCTTCTGTTGCATAAACACCTGCCCCAATAATTGCTGCATCTCTCGCTGACTCTGCGGCTGTCTTATATGACAGTGCGTTTGTCGCGCTTATAGCTGCAGCCGCTGCATTTGCGCTAGCGTTAGGAAACTCATTAGCTAAAGAATAAAGTGTCCGTCTTGTATTTCCCAATCTGTCTGTGACGCTTGTGCTGGTGCTATTTGCAATATTGGCAATTGTATAAACGTCCGATTTTGCATTGTCTAAATCTGCTGCTGTAATTTGAGTCATAATATATCCTCGCGGTTTGGTGCGGCTTCGCTGTCTGCTGCGTAGTAGCCAGCATCGTAATTTATTGCCGTAACTTTAACATAACTATTATCAGATATATTCACTTCTTGCACTAAATAACTGTTAGCACCGTTCGCGCTATCTACCCCAAAACTAAATATTGTTCTTACGCCAACATCACCACCATTTGTCGTGTTTATCGCTTCGCTAGGCGCATAAGCTAAAACAACCTTATTCGCGCTTGTCCCTGCTGTTACACCGATTGACTCAAGCGACCCATCACGCTTTATTAACAATATGCTGTGAGTGCCTACACCAAAAGTAACATTCCTTGACAGTGTCAAGATTAGACCATCTTGCGCGATAACTTCACCGTCTTGGCTGTCAAATCGCGTATTATCGACAATATCAATGCGTTGGTTTGGTAACAACAAACGCCCATCGCTCGTGGTCTCGGTCTCAATGCTAACGCGTTGTAATTTTAGTTTGTTGTACTCCCTGTTTGCTCTATACCATGCTTGAGTGTAATTTCTAACGCCTGCCAACTCTATTTTTTTATAGTTTGTTGCGCTTAAATCTAATGGTAGTTTAATTGTCTCTTGAGCATCGCTTACGCTGTCATTATAAACAAACTCTATACCATCATATTGGTCATCAGCCGCGAATCTTCGGCTAATCACATCACTAGCAGGTTTTTTGTTTCGATGCGTAAATAAAGCACTGCTTGCACTTTGTAAACCATCAAAACTAAATCTAATTTTACCATTTTGGCGATACGCTAAACAAAAACAAGCATCTGCAATCATGCGTACCGTTTCTTCAAACGAGATATTATCAGAGTCTAACGTGTAGCTAAACTCTAAGTTATCTATACCCCCCGTCCAAGATTCATTATTTATATTGCTATACCATGTTTGGTATATTTGCGGCATATCAACATCATTAGTTATATCAAGATTACCAATTGTTTTATCTTTTGAGATTGCAGCAATAATATCGGGTGGATTATTTGTTGCTGATATTGTGCCGCTTGCTATTGAGCCATCAGCATTAAATTCACCGCTAAACACAGTGCCGTTGTAAGTTGGGATTCTACGCCCTGCAATACAATTAAACTTACGCTCTTTTAGCGCAAGGGCGCGTGTGGTTGCTTTAGTTAGTGTTTGCACAGTGGTTACATTGCCAAAATCTGTCACGCTTAATTCACTAACCGCACTTAATGACTCATATTTTATTTCATCGACAACAGAGCCACTAAAACCAAAATCATGGTTACTTGTACGCCTCACTCTAACCCTTGTCGCACCCGTCCATCCAGTCGTTATCTCGATTGTCTTGCCTTTTAAATTACTATCAACTCCGCTTATTGTGTCGCTGTGCGTATATATTGAGCCAGTCGGCACATAAGTCCCTACAACAAGCTTCTGATAGTCAATTTCAAAATTAACAGCCAACGTTAATTTACCATCATTATTTTCATAAAATAAACCTTGTTGCGCTACAATATTTACCCACACTTGTGTCATGTCAGCATCTTTCAGAGTCACCCATGACGTATATTCAGGCTCTGACGTTGTGCTTGTTAACGTAGCAATGCTAGTTGCTGTGCTGCTAAATGTCGCTGTTGTTAGCTCGATAACATTAGTTCCTAACCCTGATTTGTTTGCAATAGTGTATGTGCCGTCATACCCTGTCGAACCTGTCACAATCAAATCACCACCAATGGTTAAATTATCGTATAACTCATTACTCATTCCGCCAATTTTATCACCAACAGTTACAGGCGATGCCGAAGCCTTATAAAAGTCTATAAAGTCAGTATTAGTTATTAGTGTAAATTGATTACGCGCTTGTAATGTTTGACCATCAACGTTATTAGACTTTTTAACTAATCTTACAGGCTCACTAATATCGCCACCAATCGTTAAAAAAGGGCTACCACTATTAGGGCTTGTAAAAGGATTATAAAACTCAGCACTTGCACCTGTAACATCGCTAACAAGTGAATCACCGTCTCTCACATCATCAATATGATACCAACCACGCCCAATGCACATATAGCTATATTCGTATTGTGTATTGTTAATGTATTTAGAGTAAACAGGCTGCAATAATGACGGATAAGAGCGCACAGTGCCAAATATATCTTCAATACGCTGCAATATGCGCGGCTCGTTTGTACGTCCTGCTAGTGCGTTATTAGGGCTTTGTTGTGAGCGGTTTATGTTGTTTGGTAGTGTTGGTATAAGTTGTTTGGCTAGATAATCAATGCTTCGCACTGATAGCGACCAAAATGGGAATAAAACATCAAACGCACTAGCAGGACTATTTAAAACAACATAATCCCCATCGGTTGCCATTAGTTTTTGCACATCTTTGGTTATGTCAGTCTCTGAACTTGGTTGGCCATCAAACACCGCAAAATTAACTAATTTGCTTTTATTATCTAAAATCCAATGGCCAACGCTTTCGGCTTCATAGACCGTACATTCGCCACTAAACACACCATCATAAAAACTAATTTTTACGGTCATAGCTATAATACTCAATAAGCCCGTAATCGTCTGCTATTTGTGCCAATGGCTGCCATATCACCATGTTACGCAAGCTATGCAACACGCCACCGTTATAATATAACCCACAATGAGTGACTTTTTTAAACTTACCAAGCAAAACAACAAAATAATCCATAGGCTTATCTTGCTTGGTAAAGCCGTGTTTATTGTTATGCAATGCTAATCTAAACGCATTAGCAACATCGCGCATTGAGTCGGTTTTAGGCGTGTAATCATCAAGACTTAACCCTAACTCATTCACATAAACATCGGCTACTAACTGCCAACACGGCGGCCATTCGTAATGTTTGGCGATATAGCGTTCTATCATAAAAACCCTCTCAGCATGGGGAATCTATTAAACGTATAAAGCTCGCCTGTTTTAAGCACATTAAGTTTACGCGCCACTGCTGATATTGTGGCAGTGCCTCGATTGTAATTTATCGACTCTGCTTGTAATCGTTGTACGGCTTGCGGCTCGGTTAAATCATCGGACAAATAGGCGCGATAAGTAATAATGATTTTCTCGGTTGTGCCTAAAGGGATTCGGTCTAATTCTTTTCGTAGTACGTTTTCAGCATCAGTTGTATCAATGCTAATTGTGAACTTTTGGTCTAAATTGTCGGGGCTTCCTGCCAATCCGACTTGAAAATTAGTAGAGCGCACAATAAGCGTATTACTATCTTCATCAACAACAGCACCCTCCACAGGCTCACGCCACAAATGATAGGTTTGTGTTAAGTTAGAGTGAGATATACTTATCACTTCAATCATGTATTTTGTTTGTGGCGCACTAGCCAAAAACTCTCTTAATCTTGCTTCAATATCTAAACTCATACTAGCACCAACGTATCTTCTAACGTAAACTCAGCAAGACGGTCAAACAATTCTGTAATGTCAGCAATGTCAGCACCAGTTTCCCACAATGCCAATATCGCGCCCGTTCCGCCATCATCAAAATCATACGCGCTTGAATCGGCCTCGACTTGAAAAGTCACTACAAAATTATTGCCGTCTGTTTCTGCCACATTAACCGATTGCGGTATGATATTTACTTCATGTTGTTGCAATCCTGCGCCACTGTCCAGAGGCATATTAAAAGACAAAGAGCCTTTTTTAATGATGTTATAAAAAAACAGTGTCCACACTTGATAGTGACTTGCTGTACACGCTAAAGCCACGTTAAACAATTGTACGCCTCTATCATAGCTTAAAGCATAGCGATTAAATCCACCCTCAACCTCAGTACGGCTTACACCACCAGCCGAACCATGACTATAGCCGCTTGGCGAAGTAACTGGGTATAAATCACGCGGTAAATTGATTGCGGTCATTTAGAGTCTCCGCTGTAAATTATAAGACTGTTGTTGGGCGCGGCTAATCTTACTGTTTGGGTCTCTAGTTTGTGCCGCTACTGCTTCAATTACGGTTAAAATAAGCTCACCATCTGGCATTCTACGCTCTTCGGTGCGGTCTATTTTACCCGTGGTTTGGTTGACAATCGTCACTTTAATATCACCGCCTAGCTTGTGATTAGGGGTAACATGGCCATTGCCCCCCATGGTCACAACTTCGGGCCCACGCTCGCCAACCAAATATTGATTACCTGCTTGTACATCGCCACCCATTGCCCGTGCGCCGCTAACATTTTGAGCAACATCTACAACAGCAATTGCGCCCATTAGTGCTATATTTGCATATCCTAAACCGCGAATCATTGCGGCATGAGCTGTACCTGCAACTAATA